TGGAGACATTTCAGTAGTATACCAGGGTGACGTAATCCTCGGGCGCTTAGCCATGGGGGCGGACTATCTGAACCCAGCTGCAGCCGTTGAGCTGTACATTGGTGGCACTGCACCAAGTGCATACTAATTTTTATACACGGGAGACTTCGGTCTCCCTTTTTTTTATTTATACATTATGCCAATTCCTACCACTAACGCTACACAAGAATTACCAGCAGTCAATGAAATCCTGGCGTCAGTTGGTCAGGCACCTGTCTCTACCCTCGATCAAACCAACCCGGACGTTGCGATTGCTTACGATACTATGCTTAGAGTATCACGAGAAGTACAGGCAGAAGGCTGGAGTTTTAATACAGAATATAATTATAAAACCACTACAGATACAAATAGAGAGTTTGTCATCCCCAATAATATGTTACAAGTAGATCTATCTACCTCCACTACATCTAGTAATAGAGTTGCTACAGTAAATAGTGACAAAGATGTAGTAAGACGGGATGGGAAACTATATGATAAGAATAAAGATAAAGAATGGACACTACTCACAGATGAAGCTGGAGGTACTATCTACTTAGATATTGTATGGCTCTTTGATTGGATTGATTTACCTGTACCATTTCAAGATTACATTGTAGCTAGAGCTGCTACTCTTGTATCCAGTAGAATTGTCGGAGACCCTAAACAGTACGAAATGCTTCAACAGAAAGAAGCTTTTAATAGAGCTACAGTTTTAGAATATGAATGTAACCAAGGAGACTATACATTCTTTGGTCATCCTACTGGACAGAATTATTATAACAGTTATCAACCTTATCACGCACTTTACAGATAATGGCAGCAGTCACTCAAACTATACCCGCTTACTTAGGTGGAGTATCAAGACAGATAGACAGTAAAAAGAAAGCAGGTCAGGTGAGGGAATGTACAAACACCCTACCTGATCCAACCTTTGGGTTAAGAAAAAGACCAGGTACTAAGTTTATAAAAACATTAGCAACTTCATCTTTGGATAAAGCTAAGTGGTTTTATATACATAGGGATGGTGATGAACAATATATAGGACGTATCACTACAGGTAATCCAGGTGGTGTTGCAGTATGGAATGCTATATCAGGTGCAGTATGTACTGTACATTATGATGCATTACCATGGGCTGCTGAAACAGATTATGCAGTAGGAGATAGAATCACTAATGATGGTGGTAAAATATATGTCTGTGTTGTAGCTGGTAATTCATTGGCTCCTGGGGGAACTAATGGTCCTTCTGGTACAGGGACTAATATAGTAGACGACACAGTTCGTTGGGATTATGTATCCGGAGGAGTAGCACAGAATTATTTAAAACTACCAAGTCCTGTACCATCAGGTGTTACCGATAATCCTATTATAAACTATGATATATTGACAGTACAAGATACTACAATTATCACAAACAAACACACTACAACTGCTGTTGAAACAGCACCTACTTATACAGCTAATAAGAAAGCAACAATACGTATTCTTAATGTTAGGTATGGTTCTAGGTATAGAGTAAAGATAGGTTCTGATACCACAGCTGATTATGTTACACCTATGGAAGATGCTTCAGGTGCTACTGAAGTATTGAACACAGATGACGTATTAGCTCAACTAGTTACTAACATTAAAGCCTTATCCGGTTGGTCAGATTCAGACTCTGGTACATCAGTTAATAAGTTAGTATCGTCTATTGAACTAACATCTGATGCTGCTTTCACAATTGAAGCTATTGATGATGCAGGTAACAACAACCTAGAAGTATTCCAAGAACAAGTTAATAATGTAACTGATTTACCTGATGAGTCTATGCAGGATAGGTTAGTTAAAATAATGAATACAGCTAAGGATGAAAAGAGTGCTTACTGGGCTAAATTTAAAGCAGAGAATACTACGTATAATGATGACGGTACAGTCAACGTAGCTGGTAGTGGTCGTGGTTTCTGGGAAGAGACAATTGATCCTACAGTATCAGTTGGCTTAAACAACACTACAATGCCTCATGAATTATTCAATTATGATACTGATGTTTTTATATTCAGAGAAATTAATTGGAAAGATAGGTTAGTAGGAGATGATGAAACTAATGAACACCCATCCTTCGTTGGTGAAACTATACAACAGACATTTCTATATAATAGTAGATTAGGTTTCCTAACTGAAGATAATGTATCAATCAGTAGAGCACAAGACTATTATAATTTCTACTTCACATCTGCTTTAACTCTTACTGCTGACGACCCTATTGACTTAAGTTGTTCTAGTATTAGACCTGCTCTATTACATGGAGTACTACCAACTGCACAAGGTTTAGCTTTATTCAGTAAGAATCAACAGTTCATGATGTTTGCTGATGACGGTATTCTAACACCAGATACTGCTCTCATTCGTTCTATCTCTAACTATGAGATGGATACTGATATAGATCCAGTTGACATTGGTACTAACATTAACTTCATTAGTAAAACTCCTAGTCATGCTCGTATCTTTGGTATGCAGACTAGAGGTTTTGAAGAAAACCCAGTAATACAAGACATCAGTAGAGCTGTTGCAGAATGGATACCAGCTGAAGTAAATAATCTATTCTCTAGTCCACAGAATTCAATTACTGGTACTTATAGTAGTGCTGATAAATTTATCTATATGTATCGTGTATATACTGTAGGACCAGAACAGATTATGCAGGCTTGGTTTAAATGGGACATGCCAGGTAATGTACAGTTCTGTCATATTGATAACGATGTTATGTGGATAGTAGTTGCTAATGGAACAAACTATATACTACTTAAAGCTAACATAAGTAAATCTACAACTGATGACATCATCAAAACTGCTGATGACCAACAGGTTAATCCACACATGGATCTATACACACCCGCTACTAACGGATCTGGGAAAACAGTTGAATATGATTCAACAAATGACTTCTCTAAATGTTATATACCTTACACAGATATAACTACACTTAATCCTGTAATACTAATTAAAGGTACAGGTGTCACTGATTCAGGATTTACTATTAACCCTGATAGAGGTTCTGATGGTGATGGTACTTACTTTAAGATACCGAGAAAGGATTTCTCATCTGAAGCTGCCAACGTCTATGTAGGTTATCAATACAACTACGATGTTGAATTACCGAAAACCTACTATAGGAAAAAGGATGAAACCAGTGATTATACTGCTTCTCTAACTGTAGCACGTATGAAGTTTGCTGTTGGTCTTTCTAGTGTTGTTAGTTTTAAAGTTAAGAGTAAAGGATATAGAGGAGAGTTAGCTGAGTTTACAGGAGATGGCTCTACAACCGCCTTCACCGTACCGTTCTTACTGAAAGAGGAGAATGGTATCAAGGTTACTTTAGACGGTGCTAAGCAAGCTTCTACAGCCTACACAGTGACATCTACAGATACTACTAGTACTGTTACTTTCACTACTGCTCCTACGGGAGAAACAACTACAGCTAATAAAACTACTCCTGCACAGAAGATAGCTATTACTACTGACACTTGGTATGACGTACAACCATCTTCAGAAGCAGGTCAATACCTAGCTGATGATGTACCTTTAGAAGAGGAGAATATATTCACTGTTCCAATTCATCAACGTTCAGAGAATTTTAATATGAGAGTTTTTAGTAATTCACCATTTCCAGTATCCCTTAACTCCATGATGTGGGAAGGAAACTATTCACCACGTTATTACGGGAGAACTTAAGATATGGCACTTGGAGTGATAGCCGCCGGAGCGACGATTTTTTCCGGCATTACAGGTGCTATTGGTGCACACGATCAAGCGAGAGCGAGTCAAAAAGCAGCTGATGCACGGGCTAAATATGAAAAAGAAATGGCCAAATGGTCATGGAACGAAACAAAAAAAAGAGAAGCATATAATGAATACGAAATAAGCATCGCCAGGATTAACGAAGAGAGTATCAGGAACTTCACTGATAAGATGAACTGGGATGAGTATAATCGTAAGTTATATATTAGAGACTATGATTATAAAAGTAAGGTAGAGGCGTACAATGCTTCTGAATTAGCTTATGCTCAACAGATTGACTATAATGCTATGGGTGCTCAGCTCGCAAGAGAGGAGCAGGCAGTATGGTTAAATGAGCAACTGGAACAGGCAGCGTTCCAGACTGAAGATCTATATATGACTACTCAGAAACAGTACGACGATATAGCTTTAGAATTAGGTAGAGGTAGAGATGTATTTGATCTAGCACGAGCTAGTATTAATCTTCAACATAGATCTAAATCAGCAGAGTTTGCTGGTAAGTCCTTAGAAGCTATGATTAAGACCTTAGAAGCTAAGGGTAAGGCTAGAGCTAAGGGACAAGCCGGTAGAACAGCTAGAAAAACTGTACAAGCTATAGGTGCCATAGCAGACTTCCAACAGAGTATGTTGAATGATATGGCAACTAAATCTGAACAAGCTTTCGCTAATCAGCAAGAACAGAATCATGCACAATATCAGAATGTAAGAGCTAAGAGTAGAATTGAAAGAGCATTTGTAGATCAACAATTCGACCTGGGTAAACGTAAGATCCAATCCTCTAGAACCAGTGCGTTTAATGCACATCAGGCTAATATGCTTAGGATTGAGTATGATCAGTATGGAGCGGATATGGCAGCAGAAAGTAGACGTCTAGCACCACCTCCAGCTTACGACGAACTACCACCAATTCCAGCACCTTACTTCTCACCACAAACACATATACCTGATGCTTACAAGACTAAGAAGAAACCACCTGGTCCTGTAGGAGCACCTAACCTAATGGCTGGTGCAGGTCTAACCTTTGCTTCAAACATCGCAAGTTCAATAGCTAGTGCAGCAGGCGCTTACGCTAAGTATAAAACTCCTACACCAGGACCTGGAGGAGGACAACAAAATCAAACCACACCACCAGGAGGAAGCGGTAAATGGGATCCAGGCGGTAGTATGCCCTGGCAAGACGCACCATCTGGATCGCAGTCACCTTATGTAATAGTATAATTAAATTCAATCCACCCACCCACACATAAACAATACCATTATTAAGTAAATGGCAGAAGCACGCTCGTACGCGAGACCAGGCCAATTCAGTAACAGAATTCAAGCTCCCCAAACAGCTAAGGCTAAAAGACAACGGGACCTAGAAATGGTTGCTGAGTTGAAGGAAGAGAACCAAGCACTGAAAGAACGTGACGCTGAATTCTTAGGAAAATACATAGAGAAACTACAGAAGGAAGAGGCAGCGAGAGCTGACGTTGAAAATGCTAGACGATACAGTGTAGAGTCTGAAAGAAAACAACGCGAAGCTAACTTTAACCTAGCTGCTGACTTCGCTCAACAAGAACAGAATGCACGGAATAAAGTCCTAGAAGCATTCGGAGATATGCTGCCTACAGTAGGTGAGGCTATAGCTGAGGAAGGGGTACGAAGAAGGGAAGCAGAACTAGAAGCTAAAGAGGCTGCTTGGAGTAGACTCGATCCCACTCCAGAAGAACTTAGAGAATGGAGAAGTGTAGAAGATACAAGTCTATTTGAATCTGGTACAAAGTATGCTGAACTAAGGCAAAGACTTGAAGCAAATAATATAACAGTTGACCAATTTGTTAAAGGATTACATCTTAGAGGTATAGATGGAGTAGCTGCATCTATTGTAGATGTCAGGAGAAGGGTACAAAGTATACCGTCTATACTAGCTAAAGAAATACAGGAAGGAACCACATACGGTAAGAATAATGTACCTATCGGTGATCTAGTCAATAGTACTAATGTACCTGGTAATGACAGGAGTGGTCTAAATGACTTCACTAGAAAGATACATGACTATGTTTATGAAGGTTTGAATCCTGTATTTGTTCAGAAATATGTTGGTGAAGATCTAGGTCTAGCTCTAGCTAATATTCGGAATACTTCTGATAAAAACAAACAGAAACAGGCACAACAAATATACGATGAAAAGGTATATACTGAGACCGTTGGTATAGCTAGCACCCCAGACAGTCTTCATAGTACTATTAACGGTAGGGCTAAAGCATATGGTGGTGGAGAAAGAGGTCGCTACCAGGCCTTAAAGGAAATATTTTTCGACATACAGGGTGAAATTGAGGCAGGTCAAGTACCTGATAATGTAATAAGTAATATCAGTAATACACAAATATTTGATCTTGTTCAAAATAAAATGGTACCAGCTATTGAACATAGTTGGTTAGGTCCACGCATAAGAGATTCATTAACCAAAAGAAGACAACGCGAAAATGCGGAGTTCAATAGTCGGCAAGCATTTCAAAATGCACAGGAGCAGAGAGAGGTATTAGAGCACCGACAATATTTAATGGACAATGACCTCACCATAGAACAACAAGAGGCATGGCTTCAAGGTCTAACAAATGATCCAAACCCTCATGTAAGGATTTGGGCTCAGAAGATGTTAAATAGTTCCATCACTGCACAGGAAAACTATCGACAGGAGCAAGTACTAGATCACCTAAATGAAAAAGCAGCAGCAGGTATTCCTTTCACTAAAGAATACGTAATGGGTTTAGGATTGGGTGGTAGAAATTTAAACGCTGCTCTAAAGTTAGCCGGTCAAAATACTGCTAGAGCTGAATATTTTAAAGAGGCTGATAGTGATTTTAACCTCGCACTTAAACAGAGAAGAAGTGATATCCCTAACACGACACACAACCACGAACAGCATAATTCTGTATTACGTAGGATGAATGCTGACTACAGAAGAAAGTATGATGAGTTAAAGAAGTGGCAAGGTACAAGTGGAAAAACTGATGAAGAAATACATGAAGAAGCTAAGAAGACAGTCTTAGAACAATTTAAGGATGGGACAGGGGTTTATGAATACTTACCGCGGGCTGATAACCCCAATGACATGCATTGGCCACGAATTGGTCAAGGTCAACCCGATGGAGAGCAACCATCACTATCAATAACTGATGCAGTCAAAGCACATAAATTGGGTTTCTACAACAAACCTAATACTATATTCCGTCAATCTGAATTAGCAAGGATGAGGACTGTACAAGATATTACTCCAGTTGATTGGGCACAAGCAAGAGAAGCAGCCCAGCAGGCTAAATTACAAGGTGACATAGACGTAACTAAAGAACAAGTGATTATAGCACAATTAGAAGCAGCAAACTTACCAGTACCTGCTAAATTAAGAGAAATACGTGATACTCAAGAAAAGATATTAAATGAAGTACCGGAGTTCCGTAATGTATTGGACCGACCGATAGGTGAGCGCCCGTATGATATTTCACTGGGTCACTCTATTATGAGTAACCCATATCCGGATAAAGAAGGATTCGATAGCACTGTCACAAATTCAAATAAATACTTCTTCCCACTACCTGCTACTGTTTTAAAAGTAGTAACAGGTCAAGATGAAATGTTTGATTTAAACAAACCAGGAGAAACACGAAGTGGTTATGGTAATTACGTAGAACTTCGTGTAGCAATGCCTAATGGCAGACAATTTGATGTATTACTTGCCCATTTCGGTAATGTAAATAATCTACAAAAAGGGCAGAGTATTCCTGCTGGTTCATATATAGGAGATCAAGGTAGAACAGGATCTACAACAGGAGTTCATGTTAGTTTCGACTTCTTTTATCCAGGAACTGCTCAATACTATCCTGAAGCTGCTCGATATTTTGAAACACTAATACGTCATGGAGTAACATCATATATACCTAATAGTGTGAAAGTACATATAAGGAACCAAGCTAACGGTACTGTACCTGATCCCGTGTCTGACCTTGTAGGGGGTCTAATAGGAGCATTGGAGTTACCATCATGACAACATTTGAAGAATTAGAACAGAGAGAACAAGAAGCTGCTGCGGAATACGAAGCGTATCAAGCAGCTCAAGCATTAGCAGAACGAGAAGCTGCTGGAGCAGTTGCTGACGAACCACTAGGTCCAGAATTTGTACCTGGTGCATCAGAAGAAGCTGCTGCTCAATTAGAACAAGCAGAAGCAGATGAAGAGAGAAGTATTGCTAATACAGGTATCGCTGGATACGAACACCCTGGCGTAGCATTTGAAGCTATTGGTAATACTGGACGTGAAGTAGCTGAAGGTCTTATTGACACTGCTTTAGGTTTAGGAAGTATGGTAGAGCAATCCCCAGGCAGTCCCTTTATAGGTCAACCATTCTCAATACTACAAGACAAGTGGAACAAAGCTAATCCTATATCTCAAGACGAACCGATGCACTCCATGATTCGTAAGATTGCAGGAGTAGCTATTCCTTCTATGGTTGGTGGTGGTCTCCTTTCTGGAGCTGCTAGGTCTACTGCTATTTGGGGAACATTAGGAGGTAAGACAAAACTAGCTGCAGATGTTGGTATGCATTTAGGTGTAGATGCTATAGTTACTACTGCTAGTACGTCAGCCACAGATGAAACCATGGCTACAGTACTGAATGAAAACTTCGGTGCACAGATACCTTGGGGTACTAAAACAACTGATAGTACAGAAGTAAAATACTGGAAACAGATGTTTGAAACTGCAGGATTATCAGTTGGTGGTGACTTACTTGGTGCTGTATTTGGATTCCTTGCGAAGACAGGTAAAGGTACTAAGTATGTAGCTAAAGGTAGTGTAGGTGAAGAACTACTAGCTAAGAGAGATATACGTAAGGTAGCTGTTGAAACAGAAGCTACGAAGAGTCCAGCTTTAAAAGCTATCGATGATCAGATTGACGAACTTGGATCACTTGGTGATGAGTTAACTTCAAAAGGAGAACAGCAACTGGCTGAGCTAGTTGAACTACGGAAACGTACAGAAGTAGATGAACTACCTTTTGATGAAATTAAAGATCCTGAAGTTGATAAATACCTCACTGAACAGCTTCAAGCAGAAGAAGCTTTAAGACGTTTAGAAGCTGATCCACAAGGTGTTAAAGGTCCAGATCCATTCACACAACAACCTTCAAACCCAGTAAGTAAAGCTATACGACATCCTAAAGCTGATCCGATTGAAGCAGTAGTTGATATTACAGAGATGCGTAAGTATCCTACACTTAATCAGAGACCAGCTCCTATAGTTACTGAATCTTTCCAAAAGAGTTTCATGGCAGCTGCTGATGGAACTGAAAGAGCAGCACAACTGAACGGACTATTCTCTACTATGCCACAACAAATAGAGGCTATTAGAGGTGGTAAGGTTTTATCAGTAGAGGATATGGAAGAGGCAGTCAATCATTTGACTACTCATATCTTAGGTACTGATGTAAAAGCTTTTGCTAAAGACCTTAACTCACTTAAAACTAACCTATTGAATGGTCAGAAGTTTTTAGATGACGAAAGTTTTATCATGTTATCTCAAGCTTTTAGAGAAGCTTTTGATACAATATACAACCCTAACAATATCAGAGCAGCATCAGTAATGGTCCAACAGGCAGGTAACACTGTCTCAGATGCATCACGAGTTGCTAACAGTATGGGGGACTTCTTTGATGTAACACGTCAAACAGAGATTGCCTTAGATAACTTAGAACTAGTAGCTACTGAACTTAGAGCTAACCAGTACATCGCTGGTTTCACTCTGGAAGCTAAGAAACTAATCAAGAGTACAAAGGATAACCCACGGGTTGCAATCAAGTTACAGGAACACAGAGAAGCCTTTGAAGAAGGATTACGTACAGCTAAAGAGAAGGCTAGAGCTACTATTGAAGCTTTAAAAGATATCACTAAGAATCATCCTGAATATCGTAAAGCATTCACCATGGCATTCGACCTTACTAATGGTGATGTACATACGTTGGATAAGTTATACGCTTACGCTGCTGATAACTTAGGAATTATACACAAAGGTATCTACGATAGAAACCCTGAAGTGCCAAGTTTAATCCTTAAAGGACTACATGGTGCTAGAGTTAATTCACTACTATCTGGAATTTCTGCTCTACGTGCTGCAGCAGGTAACGCTACACTAATAACAGCTAAACCTATTTCAGCATTCGCTGGTTCAGCAAGTGCAGCAATTGGTGGTGATACTTACCTATTTAAACGTGCATTAGCTACTTATGGTGGGTTTACAGAGAACCTACAAAGAGCGATGAAAGTCATGAGTAATGACTGGAAACTTGCTGTTGCTAATCCACAAGAAGCTATGAGGAGAGGTAGGACTGATCTTAACTTTCAAGCAGATGGTGCTTTAGAAGTCATGGAGGCTATGCAAGAAGGATTCAGAGCAGACGGTAAGAACGGTCAGGTAGCACTAATTAATGTCGCTAAAGCTCTTACATTCTGGAATAACAATCCTTTCGTTAGGTATGGAGTTAACGCCATGTCAGCTATTGACGGGTTTACGAACTCATTTATGGCTAGTGGTAATGCTAGAGCTAGAGCTTTTGATGAGTTATTTGCTCAATCAAATGGAGCCTTTAGTCGTTCTGAATTTGATAAACTGCAACGAAGACTATATGATGAAGCATTCGATGCTAACGGTGTCTTAACTGATAAAGCAGCGAGACATGCATCTAGTGAAATTGCTTTAAACCTTGATAATGATCTTGTCAATGGACTTGAAGTAATGATGAAGAAAGTGCCTGCACTTAGGGCTCTCTTCTTATTCCCTAGAACTGGTTTGAATGCTCTTGAACTAGCTTGGTCATTTACACCAGTAAGTCGTATTGATATAGGACTAACTAAAGCACAACGTCTATTTAAAGCACAGACAACAGATGAGATCTTAGCATCCCTAGCTGAACATGGTATCGATAAGATGGACATGGTAGCCTTCAGAGCACTTAAGTCTGAATATACTGGTCGTCAAATAATGGGTTCATCCCTAATTATGTTTGCTGGCTTAATGGCAGTTAACGGACAGATGACAGGTAACGGACCACAGGATCCAGCTCAAAGACGTCGTATGCAAGAGATTGGTTGGAAACCATTGCATATTAGGAATCCATTCACAGGTAAGTGGCATAGTTATAAAGGGTTTGAACCTTACGCACAATTATTAGGTCTTATTAATGATGTTGTCTTCCATTCTACTAGAGTTGATCAGCATGTCATGGAAGATATAGAAGGTAAACTAGCAGCAGCTATCAGTCTAAATGTAACTAACTCTACGTTTTTAAGTGGTTTTGAACCTCTATATTCACTACTCGCTGGTGATGAAACAGCTTGGGCTAGATTTACTGCAAACAATATCAACTCTATGTTACCATTTGCAGGAACTAGAAATCTACTTTCTCAAGCTATATCACCTCAACTTAAAGATGTAGATACACAATGGCAACATTATCTAGCTAACAAGAATAAGTTCTTGTTTAATAAAGCAGTAATGTTACCTGATGCATTAGATATATACACAGGTAAACCTATTAATTACCAAGAACAACTAACCGCAGCTGTTAATGCGTTACTACCTGCCTTTAAAACTAATGGAGGTATGGAACCTTGGAGACAGTGGTTGTTAGGTACTGGTTGGGATGGTCTACAGATTCTACAGACTAATCCACTTTCAGGACAACCAATTACACCTCAAGATCAACAATGGATTAATAATTGGATTGCTGCTGGACATACGAATAAAGATGGCTCACCTAAACCAGGATACCCTTTAATCAAAAAGATTGAAGAGATGAGGAATTACCCTAGTGGTTACTGGGATAAGAAGATTAAAGAATATAAAAAAGCTTTAGGTGACCAAGAACAGAGTGACTTCCCAATTAAAGATTTAATCGTACACCAACATTTAGATCACATACACAGACAAGCACGTAAAGCAGCTTGGGCAGCTTATAGTAAGACAGAACAGGGTAAGGCAGCTACACTAGAAGGTCAGATGAAGGCAGGTGTTAAAGATAAGTTGAGGAAAGGTGATGTTAAAGGTGCAATAGAGCTTCAAGAACAAATGCTTAATATCATAAATATCGCTAAATAACGAAAACTATGGCTACAACTGAAAACAATTATACGGGTAGTACAGCCACCACCTACTCGTTCACATTTCCATATTTAAAAAGTACAGATGTTAAAGTTAGTAAGAATGGAACTGTACTAGCTTTAGGATCTGGAGCAACTGAATACACACAAGCCACAACTTCTATTACTTTAGGTGCTGCACCGTTAGTAACTGATAAGATTAGAATTTATAGAGAAACAGGTGATTCAGATCTAACTGCAACCTTCTACCCAGGTTCAGCTATTAAATCTTCTGACCTAAACGATAACTTTACCCAGAACCTATACTCAACACAAGAGGTAGTAAGTCGATACCTAGACACAGGCGGTCTAGGTACGATGACTGGTGACCTAAAACTAGGTAAAGAGGTAGATGTTATCTTTGAAGGAGCTACCGAAAATGCTCATGAAACTAAGTTAACAGTTCAAGAGCCTGAACAAGATAATACCATCAAATTACCGGATTTATCAGGTACAGTTCCAGTATTAGCTGTTCATAGTGATACAGCAGTTACATCTACACCAGAAGAATTAAACCTTCTAGATGGTGTAACGAGTACTACTGCAGAACTTAACATTTTAGATGGTGTTACGTCCACTGCTGCAGAAATTAATTTACTTGACGGAGTTACATCTACTACTGCTGAGTTAAACATATTAGACGGTGTGACAAGCACTACTGCAGAACTAAACATCCTCGATGGAGTTACTGCAACAACTACAGAACTTAACTATGTAGATGGTGTTACTTCTAATGTACAGACTCAACTAGATGCAAAGCAGCCGTTAGATGCTGAACTGACAGAGTTAGCTACAATGACTAGCGGTACAGCAGGAGCGCTTGCTGACCTAACGCAGACAGAAGTAGGGATACTAGACGGGGCAACAGTAACAACTACTGAACTTAATCTCCTAGACGGAGTAACGTCTACTACAGCTGAACTGAACACAGTAGATGGTTTTACTGGAGATAAAGATGATCTTAACTATGCAAAAGATCTGAAAGCTACAGGTGTAACTAGTACAGAATTCGACTATCTAGATGGTGTTACATCTAACATTCAAACACAATTAAATGCGAAGCAACCTCTTGATGCAGATCTAACAACCCTAGCAGGTATGCAGTCGGGTACTGCTTCTATTTTAGCAGGTGGTACGGCACTAACTTCTACTCTTTCTGAACTCAACCTTTTAGATGGTAAGTCAGTTGTAACGTCGGTAAGTGGAAGTTCAACAGATGTACAACTACCAACAGCTAAAGCAGTTAATGATCAGATTGTATCATTGATACAAGATGTAGGTGGTTTCTATCCAATCGATGATGATCAAAAGTTCCCTAACACTAACCCAGATCCTGGTGATGATGCAGGTACTATTGTATCAATTGCAGATGCAGGTGGTCTTATTGTTGCTGATGGTAGCATGCCTCCAGGTACTTATGCAGGTACTGCAGGCGTATCTATCACTGGCCGAACATTGGGAGGTAGTGTTGTCACAATAACCGGTATAGATAGTTCACTGCAGGGTACTACTATAGCTGCCGGTAAAGGTATGTTAGTGCAGACTACTAGTACTTTAAATGAATATACTTACCATAGGTTATTAGTTGATGAAGCTGGTGTAGCTAATGCTCAGACACTAGTATCAGACTTCAATGAGAGATATCGTGTTAACGCAGGTGAACCTTCTTCCCATCTTACTGATGGTGACTTAGTATTCGATACGAATGCTAATAAGATGAAGGTGTATGATTCTTCTGCATCCGCATGGAAAGAGGTAACCTCTGCAGGAGACTTTAAATACCTATTCTTGTGCCCAGCAGGTGGATCAGGAGCACCAACACTTGATGGATCTATTGCTACATACGACCTAAGGGAAAGTAGTAATTCAGGTTCAGCAGCTAGTGTAACTAGTGCTGCACAACTGATGGTCAGTATTAACGGTGTTGTACAGAAGGCTAATACAGGGACAAGTGCACCAGCTGAAGGTTTTGCACTTGTAGATAGTAATACAATTATATTTGGAGCTAACCTAGCTAGTGGAGATTCTGTATTCATTATACAGTTTGGTTCAGCTTTAACAATTAACACACCTGGTGATAACACAGTAGCTACTGATACGATTCAGAATCTTGCTGTTAATGCAGATAAGATTGCCAGTGGACTCAGCTTAGTAACAGTAGATGCACAAAACAATACTGTTGTTGGTACTAGTGCTGGTGACAGTTTCAGCGGTACGGATGCAGAAGATAACGCCTTATTTGGTAAAGATGCTGGTACTGCAATTACTAGCGGTGATTATAATACAGCAGTCGGTATTAATGCACTTAAAGCGAATACTACCGCTTCTTCAAATACAGCAGTTGGTCAAAATGCACTCTTACTTAACACTACTGGCGCTGAAAATACAGCATGTGGTCAAGGTGCTCTCGTCAACAATACTACTGCTTCCTACAACACAGCAGTGGGCCGTAGTTCACTAGGTGCAAACACTACTGGTGCGCAGAATACAGCAATTGGTATGCAGGCATTGCAAGCTAATACTACCGCTTCCTATAATATAGCAATTGGTGTACAATCACTCTACACAAATACTACTGGATATCAGAATACAGCAGTAGGTAACAATACAATGTATTCAAACACTACCGGTCATTCAAACTCCGTATTTGGTTATCAAGCACTTAACGGAAACACTACTGGTTATAATAACACAGCAGTTGGTTATCAACCACTCCATGTAAACACTGAAGGTTACCACAATGTAGCAATAGGTGGGTATGCACTAGATGCTAACACTACTGGTCATAGAAACGTAGCAGTAGGTGCATATTCTATGGGTTCTAACGTTGGTGGTGAACGTAATACAGCTTGTGGGTATAATGCTCTCAAATCGAATACTGGAGGTATTCAAAATGTAGCAGTTGGAGAAGATTCACTGGCTGCAAACACTACCGCTAGCTATAACACAGCAGTTGGAAAGCAAGCACTTTACACTAATACTACTGGTGACAAAAACGTAGCAGTTGGCCAAGTTGCCCTGTATTTAAATACTACTGGTAGTGAAAATACAGCATGTGGTAAGGAGTCTCTATATCATAATACTACTGGTTCTTACAATACAGCTTGTGGTAAGGATGCACTTAACGCAAACACTACTGGTACGCACAATGTAGCAGTAGGTTATACTGCACTATTCACAAACTCTACCGCTCTTTATAATACAGCAGTCGGTGTTGCTGGGTTATACGCTAATATTACAGGTGATGAAAATGTAGCATGTGGTTCTTATGCACTTTACACGAATACTACTGGAATCCATAACACAGCATGTGGTAAAGCTTCACTTTATTGGAATACTACAGGTGGTGATAACGTAGCAATTGGTAAAGATGCACTTAGTTCTAACACTACCGCTAGCTATAACACAGCAGTAGGGTCTAGTGCAATGCTTACTAACACTACTGGTGCCTATAACATAGGTGTTGGCGGTTTTGCACTTCGTTACAATACCACAGGTCAAAAAAATGTAGCAGTAGGGTATGGTTCACTTTTAGATAATACTGAAGGAGATAACAATACAGCGTTAGGTCACGTCGCTCTTTATAACAACACTACCGGTGACGAGAACACATCGGTTGGTTTTGAATCGATGTACATAAACACTACTGGTGAGAAAAATACAGCAGTAGGTAGACATGCACTCTACGCAAATACTACCGCTGATGGCGGCACATCAATTGGTAGGAGCTCACTAGCTGCAAACACTACCGGTGAGTACAACACAGCAGTCGGTTATCAAGCACTATTCGCAAACACTTCTGGTAGTCCCAACGTAGCAGTAGGAGCAATAGCACTTGAAGCGAATACTACTGGTGGTTATAACACAGGTTTAGGTTATGCTTCACTTAACAATAACACAACCGGTGACAACAATACAGCAGTTGGACATCGAGCACTACAAACGAGCACTACCGGTGCGAATAATGTAGCAGTTGGGAGGAATGCACTCTATGACAGTACTACTGGTACTTCCAACACAGCAGTTGGTTATTATTCTCAATCTGCAAACACTACCGGTGGTGCCAACACAAATATTGGTTATTATGCAGGTTACACCACCACAACTGGTTCATACAATCTCTGCTTGGGTGCTAACGCTATAGCTTCTTCAGCAACTGTAGATGATGAAGTTGTATTAGGTGATAGTCATATTGCAACCCTACGGTGTAACACCTCAACCATATCAGCGCTATCAGATGCAAGAGATAAGAAAGAAGTAGAACCTTCACCACTAGGCGTAGACTTCCTTAATAAGCTAAACCCTGTTAAGTTCCTTTGGGACAGTAGGGAAGGTAACAGTAAGGATGGAACCTATGAAATTGGTTTCATTGCACAAGAGCTTCAAGCTGTGCAAGCAGATACAGGTACTGAGTATCTTAAAATGGTAATTGATGAGAATCCAGATCGACTGGAGGCATCTTATGGTCAATTAGTGCCAATTCTAGTACAAGCAATTAAAGAACTATCTAACAAAGTAACAGCACTGGAGGCAGCATAAATTATGGCATTAACAACAATTAAATCAGGTGCTATCGCCAGTGATGCACAGAATAATACTGTTGCCGGCTCTAATGCCGGTGATAGTTTCAGTGGTACGGATGCGATTCAGAATACTTTATTTGGATATGATGCTGGTACTGCGATTACCACAGGTGATTACAACACTGGTGTTGGGGAGGATGCACTGACATCTACTACAACAGCTAGTCACAATACAGCCGTTGGTGCGAACTCTGCACACAACAACTCTACTGGTGAGAAAAATACAACAGTAGGTTCAGCAGCAATGTTCTACACTACTACTGGCAGTTGGAATACAGCAGTAGGACATGAATCACTCTATACTAATACTACTGGTCAGTACAACACTACAATAGGTTGGAAATCGTTATACAGTAACTCTAGTGGTGAAAAGAATGTAGCAGTTGGTGTAAGCGCACTTTACGCCAATACTACCGGTATTAACAACACAGCAAGTGGATTTAATGCACTATACTCGAACACTACCGGTGCTAATAATACAGGATGTGGTTATAAATCACTCTACGCTAACACTACCGGTGGGTCCAACGTCGCACTAGGAGGGGTAGCACTTGAAGCAAATACTGAAGGTGATTATAACGTAGCAGTTGGAAATAATGCACTAGGCAGTAACACTACTGGTATCAGACAAGTAGCAGTCGGACATACAGCCCTATACTCAAACACTACTGCTCATGATAATACAGCAATCGGGTATAAAGCTTTATGGGCTAATACTACAGGTCATAGCAACGTAGCAGTTGGTTATGCTGCACTTGACTCAAATACTACTGCTAATTACAATACAGCAGTTGGTTATGGTTCACTTGACGCAAATACTACCGGTCAATCCAACACAGGAATCGGTTATCAAGCACTCAAGTCAACTACTACCGGTGGTGATAATACGTCTTGTGGGATGCAGTCCATGGGACTAAATACTACTGGTTTAAGGAATGCAGCATTTGGTTATCAGGCATTATACGCTAATACTACTGGTAATTATCTCACTGCTATAGGTACTATGGCATTGGATACTAACACTACTGGTTCTAGTAATACAGGTGTTGGTTATCAATCTATGAATAACAATACAACCGGTGGCTACAATACAGCAGTAGGACAGCAAGCACTGAACTCAAATACTACCGCTGGCAACGGTTGTGCATATGGATATAGGTCACTATATGGAAATACTACTGGTGTTGAGAATTGTGGATATGGTGTTTATACACTCTTTACTAACACAACAGGTACGCAGAATGTAGCAGTTGGTTACGGTGCAATGTACTATAACACAACAGGTGATTACAATGTAGCGTTAGGTGCTGGTTCTATGGATGCCAACACTACCGGTGGTAACAACGTAGCAGTTGGTTACCATTCACTCAAGGCAAACACTGAAGGAGAAGATAATGTAGCAGTCGGTAGGAATGCACTTAAGTCAAGCACTGACGCTGATCAAAACGTAGCAGTCGGTTCAGGTGCAGCCTATAGTACGACAACTGGTAAATGGAACACAGCACTTGGTGCTACTGCAATGTACAGCACTACTACTGCTAATTACAACGTAGCAGTTGGTCACGGTGCATTGTACGCAAACACTACTGGTGTTAATAATGTATCAATTGGTTATAAATCACTTTACTCAAACACTACCGGTAACTACAACACAGCAGTTGGTAACAATGTATTATATACTAGTACAACAGGACTAGAGAATACAGCAATTGGCCGTGATGCATTATATTCATTGACTGATGGTCGAAATAACGTTGCTTTAGGAGACGCCGCTGGCTATAATATAACGACTGGTGACGGTAATATTTGTATTGGATTCAGGAATGCTACTGGTGCATATGCGCCTGCTAATAACCCGTCAACCAGTAGCAATAAAGTTGTTATGGGTCACACAGGTATTGCTAATGCCTATGTTCAAGTTGACTGGACTATCTCTTCTGATGAACGGGATAAGATGAACTTTGCAACTGTCCCGCATGGTTTAGATTTTGTAAATAAATTAAAACCAACAACTTACCAATATAAAGAGTCTCGTGATTCTAACACACCTAATGGACCTAAAAGATATGGATTTAAAGCACAGGATATCTTAGCTTTAGAAGATGAAAATGATGCAGTAATTATCGATAATACCGATGCAGATAAACTATATTTACGTACTGATGCATTAGTACCAGTATTAGTACAAGCTATTCAACAACTTTCAACCCAAGTAAAACAACTACAAACAGCATGACAGATTTCACCCAGCGAGCAAATGAACTGATCCAAGAAAAGCAACAACTAGTAGCACGTCTGCATCAGATTGACGGTGCTTTGATTGAATTTGAGAAGCTATATACTAAGACAGTACAAGAACCTAACCCTGAAACCGAAACCCCTGAATAACCATGGAAGAAAGAACAGCCGACGAAGTAGCAGCAATCTTTTCAGCTGCAGGTGACAGTGTCACCGTTATTAATGGCAACAAAGAGACTGATCAGACAGACGCTGATTGGAAGGATACACTGCAACGTAATGTAGATCACCTAGAAATTATCAAAGCTTACAAAAAGGTAGACGGAACTACGTCTATTTGGACCAGTGAGAACTTCACTGCAATTGACGCAGCAATCACCTCTGGTAAGTCTAAGATCGGTGCCCTCTGATGTAACAGATCCGCCCATTTTACCTTCTTTTTATCTGCCCCCTCAGATCCTCCCAGAGCCTCCCTTTTTACCCCGTCCTATACTATCTATCCCAAAGGCGGATATACCCGCTTACAGGCCCTTAACGATGCCTCCTGCGGAGCTTAGGCCACCGGTTGGTGTCGCTAAGGAAGGGGAAGAAGAGGAGACTGATAAACCAAAGGAGACAAGTGCTCCTGAAGTAAAGAAGATAACAGTGCCTTGGACGGATGTAGAGATACCAGTTCCAAAGGAAGAGATTGTAGTGACTGCAGCTACTACAGCTGCGGTCTCTGTAGTTGCCACCTTAACTGCTACATCCATGTTTAATTACCTGGTA